GCGGTTCTGCTTTCAAAAAGATTTATTACGATGGTACCTTAGATCGCGCTGTTGCCAAGTTTATTGCCCCTGAAGATTTAATTGTGCCTTACTACACCACCGATTTAGAATCCTGTCCGCGCATCACTAATGTGGTTAAAATGCCTGAAAATGAGATTGCCAAACAGCAAGCAGTAGGGTTTTATCGCAAAATAGATTTGACCTATGGTGATGACACTAGTGCTTATGGGCAAGTTAAAGAAGAGATTGATGAGTTAGCAGGACTGCACCCAGGTTACGATACTGGAGAAGTCGCAGTGTTGTATGAAGTCCATTGTAATTTAGATATAGCCGGGTTTGAAGATGTCGATGCCGAAGGCACCATGACTGGGGTTAAGTTGCCTTATATTGTCACTTTAGACGCGGCTTCCAATAGTGTTTTAAGTATTTATCGTAACTATGCGGAGAACGATCCTTTGCGTAATAAGATTGAATACTTTGTGCATTATAAGTTTTTACCAGGGTTAGGTTTTTATGGTTTTGGTCTAACCCACATGATTGGGGGTCTATCTAAAGCCTCTACTTCGATCTTACGCCAACTGATAGATGCAGGTACGTTAGCCAATTTGCCTGCAGGTTTTAAAACTCGCGGCATTCGTATTAGAGATGAAGATACCCCCATTCAACCAGGTGAGTTTCGTGATGTCGATGCCCCTGGCGGTTCTTTGCGTGAATCCATTCAACCGTTACCCTTCAAAGAACCAAGTGGTACTTTGTTAAGTTTATTAAATATTTTAGTAAGTTCAGGCCAAAGGTTTGCTTCGATTGCCGAAATTAATGTAGGTCAAGGTAATCCAAATGCCCCTGTAGGTACAACCTTAGCACTACTAGAGCGCTCAACTAAGGTGCTGTCGGCAATTCATAAAAGATTACATAATTCACAGCGCAAAGAGTTTCAAATCTTAGCTCAAGTGTTTCAAGAGTATTTACCCCCTGAATATCCCTATCAGATTGCGAATGCTGACAATACTGTAAAGTTAAGTGATTTTGATGACAGGATTGACATTTTCCCTATTTCCAATCCTGATATATTCAGTCAAGCCCAAAGGATTGCGATGGCACAAGAAATGATGCAACTCGTGCAAACTAATCCTGAGGTGCATGGGCCAGGAGGTATTTACGAATCATACAAACGCATGTATGCTGCTATTGGGGTTGATAATATCGACCAAATTCTAACACCGCCACCGGATACAGAACCACAACCAGTCGAGGCGGGGTTTGAGAATAATCAACTATTGCTGGGTAATGTAGCTCGGGCCTTTCCCCGTCAGAACCATGATGCCCATATAGCTACTCACATGTCGTTGCTCAATACTCCGCCCGTTCAAATGAACGCTGCGATACAGGCACTAATACATTCGCACATTATGGAACATCTACAAATGAAAGCAGATATTTTAGGGCAACAGCAGATGCCTCCTGAGGTGCAAGCACAAGTGCAACAACTCGAACAGCAATTAGAACAGTTGTCACCAGCACAGCAACCACCTGTGCGCGACCAATTAAATGCTTTGATTGCACAGTTTGCTAGTCCGATATTAGCCGAGTTAGTTGCTGATTACACCCAAAGAATAAGTGCCCCGCAAGATGAAGATCCACTGGTAAGTATTCGTAAGCAAGAACTTGCCTTGAAAGGTCAGGAACTTGCTATTGAACAACAACAGTTTGTTGCTAGTGAAAATAGAAAAGCCCAAGACTCAGCACGCCGTGCACAGATTGATCGCGAGAGAATAGGTTTGACTGAAGAAATAGCAGAAATGCGCGATGATACTGCTAGAGCTAGACTTGAACAACAACGGCTCATGAAAGCAATAGATTTACAAAATCGACAATAAATGTTGCAAAACTAAAATTTACTGTCCATAATATTGCTCATGGTTAAACGAACAGAAATTAATCAACAAAAAACACCAAAGGTGCTAACCAATAAAAACGGTTATAGCAACAAAGGAAACGTCCCCCTAAAAAGCAACGCAGGTACTTTTGATACCAACACCACACCAAAACCTGGTATGGGCAAAGGTAAAGCCAGAGGTATGGGTGCTGCTGAATATGGTGGTAAGTTTTCCGGTGTTTATTAGTGTCCGAAGCTTGGTTAGGTAACAAATTTCTGAAAGAAATAGAATTACGCCGAGAGGATGTGAAGGACACCATGTTGGCAGGGTGTAAAGACTTTGCCCAATATGAGTTTCTGCGCGGTCGTTACAGTTCTCTGACCGATGCAGAAAATATATATAGAGAACTGCTGGGGCAAGTAATACAAGATGAGCAAGATACACGTACCTGAACACGTAGCACAATCAATCGAAGCAGAAAAAGCTGCAAAAGTAAAACCACAAGAAGAAGAGACAACTACAGCACCAATCTTAGAAACAAGTTATGTTGATCAAGGTGCAAGGGTGCTGGATCCAACTCTATTAGAACAATCAATTTTAGATCGCATGCCACAACCTACTGGTTGGCGCATGTTAATACTGCCTTATGCCGGTAAAGGGGTATCAGATGGTGGTATTCAATTAGTGCAAGCAACTGTTGATCGTGAAAGATTAGCAACAGTAGTCGGTTATGTGGTCAAAATGGGGCCTGACTGTTACAAGGACAGCAGTAAGTTTGATAAACCTTGGTGTCAGGAAAAACAATGGGTGTTAATCGGTAGATATGCTGGGGCAAGATTCCGTTTGGGTGATGATTCTGAGTGTAGAATTATCAACGATGATGAGGTGATTGCCACTATTTTAGACCCCGATGACATTCTTGCAGTATAAGGAGCACAATGGAAGAAGCACTACAACAAGAAAACACAGTCGAAACTCCTGAAGTCGAGGGTGAGATTGTTGAACTAGATAGTCCTGCAGAGGCTAGTACTGAATCGACTACAGAACCTGTTGCGCCCGAGGAACCACCAGTAGAGGAGGTTGCCGAGGTTGCAGAGGTAGAAACAACTGATGAAGATGAATTAACTAATTATTCTGAAAAGGTACAAAAAAGAATAAATACCCTTACGCGTAAACTGCGTGAGGCAGAAAGAGGTCAAGAGAGTGCAGCAAGATATGCACAAGACTTACAAAAACAAAATATAGCTTTGCAAAGTCAAGCAGTAACCTTACAAGAATCTAACTTTACTGAAACAGAAAATAGGTTGAAGTCACAAAAAGCACAAACTTTGGCAGCACTCAAAGAAGCTACACAAAATGCAGATCATGAAAAAGTTGCCGAAGCTAATGATGTCTTAGCACAGATTGCTGCTCGAGAAATCCAAGTGCAAGAGGGCAAACAAAGGGTGGAGTACCAAAAACAGGTAGCCGCAGAACAACCACAAACAGAAGTGGAAATGCCTGCTATTCATCCTGATACCCAACAGTGGTTAGATGACAATCCTTGGTTTTTAAATGATTCAGAGATGCGCACTAGCGCCCAAGCAATAGACAAAGATTTAATTCAAGAGGGTTATGTAGAGGGTTCTAGTGCTTACTTTAAAGAAGTAGATAAAAGAATCCGCGAAGTCCATCCTGAAAAATTTGGGGGGACTACTACAGCAAAACCCCAACAAAAGGTTGCTTCAGCAAACCGCACAGCTGGTCAAGCCAGTGGTAAAAGACAGGTAAAACTGTCACCAAGTGAGGTTGCTATGGCAAAAAAATTAAACGTACCTTTGAAAGAGTACGCAAAATATGTTAAAAGGTAACTAATATGACAGATAATACTGATTCAAAAAACAGAACATCGCGTTCTGCCGACACTCGAGCTAAACAAGAAGCTCGCAAACCTTGGAGCCCACCATCAATGTTGGAAACTCCTCCTGCACCTGAAGGTTATACCTACAGGTGGATACGTGCTGAACTCGTAGGCGCGGAAGATAGAAAAAATGTAACTGCAAGAATGCGTGAAGGTTTCGACCTTGTGCGTGCCGAGGAGTTACCTGATTTTGAACTTCCTACGATAGATGACGGCAAACATGCAGGAGTTATATCCGTTGGTGGTTTGTTACTGGCAAAAATTCCTAATGAGACGCGTGAAGAAAGAAACTCCTACTTTCAGCAACGTGCATCTACACAGCAAGATGCGGTAGATAACGACTTACTCAGGGAATCTGATCCAAACTCTCCGATTTTAAATCCTGAGAGAAGTAGCAAAGTAACTTTTGGCGGTGGTCAACGTAGTTGATCTCCAAATATAAATTTTAAATATAATAGGTGATTTATTATGGCAAATAAGAATGCCCCATTTGGTGCAAGACTTGTTGGTGCTTTAGGTTCAGGGCCTACCTCTAATGGTACTACTGAATATGAAATAGCTTCAGGTGCATCAGGGAACATTTTTTCAGGCGACCTAGTTAAAATGACCAATGCTGGTACTATTTTAGTAGCTGCAGCTGGTGATGAAGCATTAGGTGTGTTTAGAGGCTGTAAGTTTACTAATTCTTCAGGAGAAGTAATTTTTAGCTCACATTACCCCGATGGCACAGTTTCGTCTGATATTGTTGCATTCGTACATGATGACCCCCACGCTGTATTTGAGATTCAAAGTGCAGGTTCTCCAGCTCAAACTGATGTCGGTTTGAATGCAGATATTTCCTATAGCACAGGTTCTACTAAAACTGGTATGTCTGCTATGGAACTTTCTGGAACAACAGCAGCTACAACTGCTACGTTTAGAATTATGGGCTTTTCTAGTGATCCTGATAACAGTACAACGGGTTCAGCAAACGTGAATGTAATAGTCAAGTTTAATGAGCACTTCTATATCGATCCAACAGGAGTATAAATAAATGGCAATAAATAGAGCGCAATTAGCGAAAGAATTAGAGCCTGGTTTGAATGCTTTATTCGGTATGGAATATGCACGTTATGAGGCTGAGCATTTAGAGATTTACGAAACTGAATCTTCTGATCGAGCATTTGAAGAAGAAACTCTTATCGTAGGGTTTGGTAATGCTGAGGTAAAAGCTGAAGGTAGTGGTGTCAGATTTGACAATGCTAATGAAGGTTATACTTCTCGTTATACCCACGAAACAGTGGCTTTAGCTTTTGCATTAACAGAAGAAGCAATCGAAGATAATCTTTATGACCGTCTCGGTGCAAGATATACCAAAGCTTTAGCAAGATCTATGGCAAATACAAAGCAAATCAAAGCTGCTGCAGTATTAAACAATGCGTTTAGTGTTGCTGGTGGTGATGGCAAAACTTTGATTGCAACAGATCATCCCTTAGGCGGCGGTGGCTCATTAGCAAACAGAGCAACAACTATGGCAGATTTGAATGAAACTTCACTTGAAGATGCATTAATTGGTATCTCTACATTTACAGATGATAGAGGTCTAAATATTGCACTTCGTGGTATGAAGTTAATTGTTCCACCACAGTTGGTATTTGTTGCTGATAGATTACTACAATCTCCAGGCAGAGTTGGTACTTCAGATAATGATATTAATGCTATTAATAACATGAATACCATGCTCCCCGAAGGTTATGTAGTTAATCACTATCTAACAGATACAGATGCTTATTTCATAAAAACTGACTGCCCTGATGGGTTTAAGTATTTTGAAAGATCTCCAATGCAAACTGCATTAGAAGGTGATTTCGATACAGGCAATATGAGATATAAAGCTAGAGAAAGATATTCATTCGGATATTCAAACTTCAGAGCCGTATATGGTTCTCAAGGAGCTTAATAGGAACGGGTTATTGTAGCGTTTCTCACTCAACTACAATGTAAGGGAGCTTCGGCTCCCTTTTTTTATTTGCTAGTTATGAAAAATAGGTATAGAATTTAGGAGATTTATAAATTTGCTTGATGAGGGCCGCAAGGTTTCCATTAATACAATAAAAAGGAGTTCATAATGGCAAATCCACATTTTCAAAATCTAATATTAAATGCAGGTAACACTGTAGCAACTAAGCATAAGAAAGATGTTCCTATGTTTGTTGTCAATCCGTCTAGCACCTTGTTTTATCAATATGCTAATGACTTTATGACCTACAACTCAGGTGATTTTACTATCACTACAACAGAAGCTGGCACAGGTTCTGCAACTGAAGCATTAACTTCAGGAGCTGGTGGTCAACTATTACTTACTAATGCCGCAGGTGATAATGATTTAGACTTTTTACAGTTAAAAGGTGAATCATTTAAACTTAGTAGTTCAAAAAGAGCGTTTTTTGAAGCCAGGTTTAAAGTAAGTGATGCTACTCAGTCAGATGTAGTTATGGGTTTACAAATTACCGACACTACCCCACTAGCTGTTAGTGATGGTGTCTATTTCTTAAAAGATGATGGTGATACAAACTTAGATTTCCATATCGAAAAAAATGGTACTGATACAACTACTTCAGCAGTAACTACATTAGCAGATGATACTTTTGTTACTGTAGGTTTCTTTATTGATCCAAGCACTTCACAAGTGTCATACTTTATCGGTTCCGCAGAACCTGTAGGTGTTGTTAATACTAATTTACCTGATGATGAAGAACTAACAGTATCATTTGGTATCCAAAATGGTGAAGCAGCAGCAAAAACTATGACCATAGATTACATTAATGTAATTTGTGAAAGATAGGAGTAAACAATGGCAGATACAGTAACCTCGCAAACTATCCAAGATGGTGAGAGAGTAGCAGTATTAAAGTTTACAAATGAATCTGATGGCACAGGTGAATCTTCTGTAAAAAAAGTTGATGTTTCGGCATTAACAACAAATAGTAAAGGTGAATCTTGTACTAGTGTTTCAATAGCTAGAATACATTGGTTTTGCCGAGGTATGGGTGTTGATATAGAATTTGATGCTAGCACTAATGTATTAGCAGTCACTCTAGCACCTGATAGCTCAGGTGATGAATATTTCGATCAGTTCTCAGGTATTCCTAACAATGCAGGTTCAGGTGTAACTGGTGATATAGACTTTACTACAGTTGGACATTCTAGTGGTGATGCTTATTCGATAATTTTAGTATTGAATAAGAATTATTAATGAATGGCAGAATATCAAGGCAAAAAAGTAACTTTGAATAGACCTAGACCTCTTCGTAAAGGAGAGGTCGGTTATGGTAAAAAACGCAAAGTTGTGTTTGTCAAAAATCCTTCAAGTGGTAAAGTAAAGAAAATAACTTTTGGAGATGCAAAGTTAGGTATGCATAAAAATGATCCAAAAAGAAAAAGATCATACTGTAAACGTAGTGAAAGGTTAGGAAACGATAGAATGAAAGCAAACTATTGGGCAAGAAGGGATTGGGACTGTTGAGTTATCACTATACCAAAGATATAAACAAGTTAATCAAAGGTTTAGAAAAAGCATCTAAATCTCATGCTGCGCAAGTAAAAGTATTAGAAAAAATACTTGCAGAAACAAAAAAAGCAAAAAATGCCAAGAAAAAAAAGAGATCCTAAAGTTGGCACAGGCAAGAAACCTAAGGGTTCTGGCCGCAGACTCTATACTGATGAAAACCCCAAAGATACAGTAGGCATTAAATTTGCTACCCCAGCTGATGCTACTAGAACTGTTAATAAAGTTAAAAATATCCGTAAACCTTTTGCCAGGAAGATACAAATCTTGACTGTTGGGGAACAAAGAGCAAAAGTTATGGGAAAAAAAACAGTTGCTGACATATTCAAACGGGGTAAAGACAAAATAAGGAGATTGCATGGTCGCAAAGCTTAAAAACCTTAAATTTAAAATAAAAAAAGGTAAAAAATTAGGTTTTAGTGAAAGAGCACAAGCAAAGGCAAGAGGTCTAATTAAAAGGACAGGTGGCAAATATAAAGGTAAAAAGGTAAAATCAAGTAAATATAGGTAGATATGGCAAAGAAAGCAAAAAGTAAAGGTAAGATATGCCCTGAAGGTAAAGCTTGGGCAAAAAGAACTTTTGATGTTTATCCCAGTGCATATGCAAATTTAGCTGCTTCTAAATATTGCAAAGATCCAAACTATGCAAAGAAAGCCAAAGGCGGCAAGCGCAAAGGGAG